CACAACCAAGAATAATTCCCGAATACTCCCAAATAACATATCCATCAATCCAACACTCTTTATACGTGTCTTTAGGATTATCAATCACAAGTTGCTCTTCTTTATACCCTGATTTTTTTAAAATATTTTCCTTTTTTTCTGGAAACTTCTCAATCAAATCAGAGATAGAAGTTCCATCGATTTCCTCAATAACAAACTTCGTATCGTACATAGACGTTGCTTTTCTTGAAACTCTTATCTTTCGCGGATCGCAAACTCGCAAATCAAAATCGTCTTTATCCTGATGCCAAAATACTTTAAAACATATAAATCGCGAGAGAAACAACCATCTTAATCCTTTCCTCATTTTCCCCTTAATCTTCAAATCTTGATATTTAGTTAAAAAGAAGTCTTGCAAATCATTTGCGATAACTTTCGCTTCTTTTGTTTCTTTGTCAGCAATGACGTTAGGTTTTGATGGCCGGCCGGTAAGAGTATTAATAACACTCTCCATTGCAAGGAACACTCTATTATCCCGGGCCTTTGACCTTTTTCTTGGAATTTCTTTAAGCCATTCCGGATTATTTTTCCAAATCTTTAGATTCTTTTCGAATGTTTTTTCAACGACAGAAAACAAATCAGCTGATTCATCCCATCTATTTTTTATCAACCTTATTTTTTCATCATCTTTTAAAGTAGAAATGTTCATTAAAATAAAATAGATTTAATTATTTCGTATAATAAAACTCCACAACCTAGAAATAGAAGTATTGCTACAAACGCCACTAAACCAAACTTTGTATTATCGAGAGACCCATATCCCATAGTTTTTGTTCTTCCGGGGGACTACCCCGTTGCAGTAAATTGAGTACACCGCGAATAGTTGGGCTAAAGCCCCGGAAAAACAAAAAGCCCTGCAAACATCAAAAAATCACTTCCGACAAAAAAATATCGAAAGAGATTTCGCGACGTATCGCAGGGCTCTTGAACGTATTCTATACCCTATACTCGTATTGAAATTTTAAGATCGTGTGGCGGCAATACCATCAACCGGCCGCATTTCGGACATTTAATTTCCTCTTCTTTATCATCCACGTGTCGCTTCTTGTATAAAATCTGATTGCACTCTTTACACCGGATAATAATTTCTATTTTTTTACATGATTTTAGCATGAGCGATTTTTTCTTATTTGTCAATATGCCAACTTGTGGAAAACTTTTTTATTCAAAATCTCCCCTATTTTGAATTAGTTCTTTTAAATCAACCATCTTCATAGTGCCATCAAAATCTTGAGTAATAATTTTTTTCTTTTCGTCTTTTTCTTCTAAAAACTCTACCTTTCGTCCTGTGCCGCGCTTAACAGCCAACCAATAAAACCAAGTAGCTGATGCCCAATGGTTAACGCCAGTAATAGATTCCCAAACATATCTTTTGCCAAATGGAGTATCTTCTGGTACCCGGCGCATCGTTTCCCAATGCTGGATATATCTTTCAAGTTCATCTTTTGGCAAATTGAAAAATATTTCTCCTCGCTGCATGGCGTAGACAACAGCATCAATAACCCTATTACGATCAATCCATAAATATCCTAAATTTTTTTCATCCTCGAAAGTTCCCTTATCTCCGCCCCACAAAACCATTTCTGGCAAATTCCTGTCTCTCCGGTAAAAGCATAAATTCACTTTTGGAAACTTTTTTTGAAACTCCTCTGCCCATGTTCTTTCTGGACCGGAATCGATAACAACGAATGGATTATAACGCGTAATAATTGCCTCAAGCGATTCCCTACTCTCGCATGCGCCAATCTTGAATATCCCATACTCTGAACCCAATACCCAATGCTTAACCTTTCCAACATCAATCCCCATGTATAACGAGCCTCTATCAAGCGGTTGAAATATAGTTGAATCAATAATCGCCTGCCTAAAATTAGCGCCTTCGCCTGGAGAATATGGCTCTCCCAAAACGAAATTACGAAAATACTCAACACCCTTTTTTTCTTTGGCCTCAATAATTTCATCAGCTGTATGCCGGACATACATTAAATGAGAAAAATGATAGCCAGACCATTTAGCGCCAAATTTGCCGGTTGACTCCCACCATCCCAATCTCCTCTCTTTATCTGTTAATTCCTTATTGCAGTTCCGGCAAACAAACACTCTTCTAACTTCGTCTATATTATCTTCATATGTTAAAAATTGCTTTTCTCCACATCCCTCGCATTTAATAAACCATTCTTTTTTGTCTGATTCGCGCCAAAATAAATCAATGCCAACCTTCTCAACCGATGGATTAGAAAGAACAACAGTCATCTTTTCTTTAGAATCAGCTATGCGGCTTTCGTAAAATTCAACAATTTTCTGATCAGACCTGTCTATCTCATCATGAACCCTCCTGTCCGCCGTGGTTGAAATAGGCGCGGCTTTAGAACGCGTGCCTTTAAAATAAATAAATGTTCCATTCTTAGCTTGTTTAAGCCCAACATTATCTAGTGTAAGATTATCTCTTATACAAGGATTACTTTGAAATATCGGATCAGTTTTTGTTTTGGAAAACTCCTCAACATCAGAATCGCTTGGCATGGTATATATCGTGGTTATCTTTCTTTTATCAGCAAAAAAAAATGTTTTTAGATTTTCAGAGACTGAACCGCCAATCTGAGCGCATTTTTTAGCACAAATATTTTTAGAATTATCCCGAAGATAATCAAATAAAAACAAATGGTCTTTGAACTCCAATTGCTCGCCTTTCTCATTTTTTAGTTTATTCCTAAAAATCCATGCAATTATAGAATAATCAGTTATATCCATTATTTTGGCGCGTTTAAATCGCTTTATAGCCCTTACTTTACTCGTCTTACTTCCTAATATTTCTAAGATGTTCTTGCGTTGCCAAACTCAACCCCTTTAATCCCTTTTCCCTCTCCATCCGGATAATCCTTTCTTCTTTCGCTTTTAAATCAATATCAAATTTTTTGAACGGATTTTCGTAATATGTTTCAAATCCGAACTCCTCATGTTGCAATACCTCAACCGCATATTGATTGCGATCACTAATTATCCTCTCAGAAAGATTATAATAATTATCATGGTCTCTATGCGAAACCAGCCGGACACATTCTTGCCCGCATTCCGGACATTCCGCACGATACGTAATTATTGGATCACCATATAATCTATGAACCACTTTATATGCTTCAGAGCTAAAATCAATATCACAATCCTCACACCAAAAATCATAACTTGATATGAAATCCGGCGTATCTTCGGCCATCCGCTCATTAGGCGTAGGCTTATGCAATTCTCTTTCTCTTGCAAGCGAGGCCTGTTGATCTTTAACTCTTTGTTCTAATCTTTTTTTATCGTCCATTAAAATGATATTATTATATCAATCATCAAAATTCATTTCTTTTTAAACTGATTTAAAAACTTCCATAATCTCGGTTTATTTAATTCCTCTAATTCTTCCCGCGTAGCATCTTCTAAAAACTCTACCTTCCCTGCCGCGCTCTCCTGCTCTAAGACTAATTCTTTTTCTTCCTCGTTAAATGTTAACTTCCATTTGCGCTTATGCCAAAGATAATTTGAAACTAGGACACCGCTAAACCCTGAAAGAAACACTAAACATAAAGTAAAAATTAATATATTCATTTTTTTATTCGCTTTTTATTTCTTCTTCTAATTCTTTTTTAATTTTATCCTCGGCATCGTTAATAAGCTGTATAACTTTTTCATGCTTATGAAAATGGATATGCTGTTCTGGCGGCTTTTCATCCGGCGCGCTTCTCTTTTTCATTCCTAAAATCTCAGCGCCCAGATTTAATTCCATAACACGCTTTTGTTTCTTTTTCTTAATATCAGCAGTTAAAGCCGATGCAATTAATCCTTCCGTCAATCCGCATTCTTGAAGCAATTTTTTATAACCCTCGCTTTCAGTTAACTTTTGTGGCGCAACAGCAGTAGCTTCTGAATAGCCCGCCTGAACCATTGCTTCGCCTTTTGTTATCCCCTTGCCTTTTCTGCCGTTTTCTACCATAATTTCAAACGCCTTTCTTTGCTTATTTGTAGGATTAATTTTTCTTTTCGCCATTTTTACTTTGAATTAAATCCGTTATTATAATTACTGGTTCATTTCGCCAAGATAAAAAATCATCAACCATTCTTACTTCAATCTTTCCTTCCCTAATAATTTCCTTTATCCGCGCAAAAGAAATATCCAGCAAATCACCTTCTTTTTTGTCATAAAGCTCTGCATATCTATCAGTTTCTATAATCACTTTAGCATAAAAGGAAGTAGCATTTTTTTTAATCATTTTTTTTCTCCTTTTCAACTTCATTAATAATCACAGCTTCAGCAATAAGAAACATACTGACAACTGATACCGCATTTTCTAAAGCGCAACGCACGACCTTTGCCGGATCTATAACACCGGCTTTTATTAAATCAACATATTCGCCGGTTGCGGAATTGAACCCTTGCCCCTCGCATTTAGACAAAACCACATCCGGCTTATGACCGGCATTAAGAAGTATCTGCCGAGCCGGATCAATAATGCTTTCCGCAATTATTTCCATTCCAACACGAAAAGATAAATCCGTTTCGCTTGATAACCTTTCCTGAACTGCTTTTGAACACTCAACTAAAGCCATTCCACCGCCTGGAACAATCCCTTCGTCTAATGAAGATTTAGCTGCCTTAACCGCGTCCTCAATACGATACCGCCTTTCCATATTTTCCGCTTCTGAAACTGAACCGACCTTTATAACGGCAACTCCGCCTTTTAACCTGGCAAGTCGTTCCTCTTTTCTCTCCCTTTCATATTCCGACCGCTCCAGTTCTATATCTTTTTTAATCTGCGCGGCCCGGCTATCAATATCCTCTTTCTTGCCTTTGCCATCGATAATAATGGTGTTATCTTTGTTGATTATAATCCGCGTGGCCTGGCCCAAATCCTCCAAATCAACATCTTCAACTTTTTGCCCCATTTCCTCTGAAATAAACTTCGCGCCGGTTAATGCGGCAATATCTTTTAATTGCTCCCTTTTCTCATCTCCTATCCCAGGACAAGCAACAGCGGCAATAGCCATTATTCCCCTCGCTTTATTCATGACCAATGAAGCAAGCGCCTCTCCTTTAACAGTATCGGCAACTACAAAAAGACTTCTATTGTCCGATTGGAAAACCGCTTCAAGAAATCTCATAACATCCTGATTAGACGAAATAATCTGCGAAGTAACTAGAACATATGGGTTTTCCAAAACCGTTTCTCCCCTTTCCGCATTAGTAATAAAATATGGAGAAATATAGCCCTTCTCTAACTTCATTCCCTCGACTATTTCAGAATATAATCCAACAAGTTTTCCTTCCTCAACTGCAATAACCCCTTCTTTCCCAATATTATCAATTATTTCAGCGATTAAATCTCCAACTTCCCTGTCGCGCGAAGAAATTGTCGCAATATCGGAAATCTCCTGTTTTGTGCTAACCTCAATCGATAAATCCTTGATTGTTTTTTTGGCTATTCCAAGCGCCTCTTCCATTCCTTTTTTCATTTTCGTATGATCAATCCCGGCCGATAGAGCTTTAATGCCCTGCGATAAAATACTCTGGGCTAAAATCGTCGCCGTTGTTGTTCCATCCCCGGCTTCTTTATCTGTCTTGCGCGCTACATCCATCACTAGCCGCGCGCCCATATTTTCTGCCTGATCCTTCAGCTGAATCTCTCTAGCAACGGTAACTCCGTCTAAAGAAAAAATAGGTGTTCCTCTTTCAAACACAACGGCTTTGCCTTTAGGGCCAAGCGTTACTTTAACCGCATCAGCTAATTTATCAACTCCGCGCTTAAGCGCCGCGCGCGCATTGTCATTATAAATAATTGTTTTACTCATTTTTGTTTTTCCTCCTTTTTATTATGGTTTATTATTTTTTCGACGTCAGTCAAAAACACCTCGTCAATATTTTTATCCAAATCCTCAAGGTCAAGCTTGTGAATGGTTTGTAATATTTTTTGCTGATTTTTATATCTATTCTGTTCAATAGTCAACGCTTCCCCAACCTTAACTTTAATTTGCAGTTGGCTTCCATCTGGCTGTCTTGGCCCAGGCCGGGTAAAAGCAGTCGCATTCTTATCAGAAATTCCCTCCCATATATTCATATTAATTAACGCAGAAATTAACTCTTTCAAATGATAATTATGAAAATCATTTAAAATATCTGTATGATTTTGCCGGCCAAGCAACTGACCGCGCAATGATAATAAAAATTTATTTGCTTCTTCCGCCTCCGGAGGATAAAATGGATTATTCATAAATTGCATATACGTCCTTTTCGCGCACGACATAAAACTTCTTTCCGTCAATTTTTATCTCGCGCACAATAAAAGGATTAAAAATTACTACATCATTAACCTTTATTTTTTCAACCTGATCGCCAACTCCGGCAACAATAGCGGTTGATTTTTTATCTTTGGATATATCCGAAAGGATAATCCCATCCTCTTTGTCTTTTTCCTTGGCATAAGACAAAAGGATATAATCATTAAGTGGTTTAATCATTCGACAGAAAGCCGACTATAATCCCTTGTTATTATCGCGCGAAAGAACAAGAGAAAAAGCAAGCCTTAATTAAATTGCTTCTAAATTTGTTTTATTCTTCATACTCAGCAATCCTCCTCTCTGTCAAACAGCCAGCCATAAACAATAGCACCTAAGCATATAACCGGCAAAACGATAATAACAAGCACAGCAATAAACACTTCGGATATTGTTTGTAGAATTGTTAGGATTTTATTTGTCATTTATTTTTACATCTCTCTAACATTTTACTCAACTTCTCATACGCCGCGCAATCGCAGAACCAAACATCAACTCTGCCTTCCTCTATTTTCTCGGTATACCAGCCCCTATCCTCGCAACGCTCACAAGTTATTATTCTTGGCTCTTCCGATTTTTTCATTTGAATCCATAATCCCTCGGATACTGCGACCTTTCACTCTGGCTATAATTATCCTGCCTCTCATAATTCTTGCGCCTGAACTGCTTTGCCCCGGGACAATCAATAAAATGTGACTCCAGCCCCAGCGTAACCGGCATAATCTTGCCGTTGTGGGTCTTCATAAAAATAATTTCCCGCTGGCAATTTCTGCACGGCCGGATTTCAATACTCATCTTATTTAATTTTTCTTTGACTTGCTGTTCTAATGTTTGCATGGTGGTTTAGATTATTGGTTAAAGCTTTTTCACCGCCTTATTAAATTTATCCATGTAATTCTCTGACGGATGCGGCATTAAGAGTCCGAAGATTATTTGAAGCTTTCCCGATGATCCGTTCTTTTCCGCCCAAGCGCGCAATGTTGCTTCATAACTTGTCCGCATTATTTTTTTCTTACCATCCCAGCTTTTCTCCTCTTTCTTAACTATCTCTGCTTTGAGAAATTTAGCCGTTGGCTGTTGAAAAGAAACTCCACAACGATGAAAGGCAAAATCAAATAATGCGTCCAGTTGCTCCTCGCTTAGCGGAAATTTTATTTTTTGAATCGCCTCTTGGAATTTTTGGGCATATTCCTCTGCTCTCTTTTTAGCCTGCTCCGCCTCTTTTTTTCTCCTTGCTTTTTCTGCCGGGCTTAAAGTATATCCGGACTGGCTACTTCCGTGTATTTTACATTCTTTGTTCGAGCAAATGTCTATTCTCTGTCCGACATCTGATCCTGAAACAACTATTGCCGCATGTACGCTATCGCAACGGCCTTTTCCCTTTGCCGCGACAACCACGTAGTCGTTCTTTTCTAAAATCTTGCCGTATGATCCGGCCTCTTTTTTGCCATAGCTATATCCATAATCGCTTGACACCTTTGTTCTCTTTTCTTTCTTGGCGATGTAATTCAAATAATTTGCCATTTTTCTATTCCAGCATTTCAAATCTGTGCATGCGCCCTCTTTAATCGGCCCGAATAATGTCATCTTTTCCGGCTTACACTCAACACACTTTCCGGCCGCCTCCATTAATTCTTTTGACGTGAGCCATGGCTGAAAATCCATCGGCGAGTAAATATGTTTTGTTATCCAATCTTTCAATTCTTGAACGTTCAGCGCATTATATCTGTCTATTGTTGCCTTCAACGCCGCCAGCTGGTCTCCGGACGAAAGCTTCGCGATTAAAACAGCATGGCCATCGTTTATTTTCCCGGTCCGGTATACATCCTTAACTTTTTGTTCAAGGTTGGTTAAAAATAATCTTTGCTTAATATATGATTCGTTCTTGCCAACCTTAGCGGCAATCGCGGAGATCTCATATTTTGAAACTTCTTTTAGTTTCCTATAAGCCTCACCCTCGTCAATCGGATGAACGTCTTCTCTTTGCAAATTTTCTATAATCTGCACTTCGCAGGCTTGTGTGTCGTTCATCTCTTCTACTCGCGCCGGGATATCTTTGAGGCCGACCAGTTCCGCCGCTCGAAAACGCCGATTACCCGCCACAATTTCAAACGTATATTTCCCCTTAGTCGGCCGGACTATAACCGGAACTAAAACTCCTTTTTCTTTAATGCTCGCAATCAGGTCGTTAAAAGACGGCCCCTCAAAATTTTTGCCGCGAGGATTTGTTTTTGACTCACAGACTTCCGCTATTTTGATGTTTTGCAATTTAATCATGTTATACATAGCTCGGAGCAAAGCGCTGGTAATCATTTTTGACACCAAATGTAATTGACCTTAAATACAAAAATGTCGTGTCAATCCATGCATGCCTGAGCTGTTCCTTAATTATAAATATTGACGCGCCGCGATACAGCATGTTCGTGGCAAGAGAATGTCTAAAAATATACGGATATACTCTCTTTTTTATTCCCGTCCTTCGCGCTAAAACTTTTACAAATTTCCGCAAATCGTTCTCGTTATATCTATTATTCCGAACTAATGTCGTGAAAAGATAATCATCCGGGCCGCGAGGAAAAATCATTAAATACTCAATAACGATTTTTGTGCATTCCCCTGAAACATACGAAAGCCCGTCTTTGATTCCCTTGCCCTCAATCACCCGGATAACATTATTGCCCAAATCCACATCCCGGGTCCGCAGATTACAGATTTCCTTGGGTCTGATTCCTGAATAGGCCAGGACAGCTAAAATGGCCTTCTCCCGCGCGTTTCGCGTGTGGTGCATCATGTTAACCACCTCTGCCTCGGTTAACGTATCTTTGACAATAGGCTTGGGCTTTCTCATCCGACCCAGCTTCATCGGCCGGCCGATGAAATCCATCCACAATTCGGCTGACCGGATTGAATTATGAATATACGAAAAAGAGTATTTCCTATCGTGCATCCATGCAATATATTCTATAACCTGATTATGAGATGGTTTCTCTCTGCCTATATGCCGGAGCATGATATCGATATTTTTCATATATCCGGCAATCGTAACAAAACGCAACCCTTTCCTCACCAATAAATATTGGCGAAACTTTTCGTTTTTCATATACAACTGAAGCCTATCAAGACAAGCGGAGTTGTATATGCCGCTGGTTGGTAATGCCAACCAGTGAAACATGCCGCTTGCCTGGAAAGACTTCCATATTAAATTTTACTTCACCACTCCTCTTTAGGAACTTCCCTCAAAACTTTCAACTGGCTTGTCCGGCATTTCCCGTTGCAGTCTTTAGCAACCACAATATTTTTAATTGGGACTTCGCACTCTAATAAAGCCATATCATCCCAGCTCCCGTAAACGACAGCCCAATGTTTCTCTGCCACATGCAAGCCGACTGCGCAACTGTTCTCTTTTGACGAACTATTTTCGTGTTTTTTGACTTCGCCTATTTTGTATTCAAAACCCCTGTCATTATCCGAGAAATACCCGCCGTTAATTTTATGAACTGCCTTGTATAGAATAGCGTTTTTCCCTTTAATTTCCACCGGGAATCTTTTGGCAAAGTCCTTGAAATTAGGTTTAAAATCGGGAACGACAATTAAATGGCAATCTTTGCTCATCACCAGCGTTAAATTCTTTTTATTAGATTGTAAGGTTCGGATAATATTATATCCATGCGCGGTGATTTTATTATTGCCATAAGCCGAGACCATCGCCTCGCCGTATAAGTCCTGAACAACGCTATTTTCCCGCATGTCCTGAACAACGCTATTTTCCCGCATGTCCTGAA